CCTGCCAGCTGCCGTCTGCGCCAACCGTGGCGGTGTACGTTTTGCCGTTCAGCGTGATGGTGACCGTCTGCCCCTCTTCCGCGACGCCAGTCGAGCCGCGCAGGATCTGGGTGGTCGCGGCCTGTTCACCGCCGAGCACGCCGTCGGTAAACGGGGTGAGTTGCAGGGTGGGCGCGACGGTATCGACGTTGATATCAGCCGTCTGGGTTACCGTGTTGCCGTTGACGTCAACGAGCGTCACGGTGATGGTGTTGAGCCCCTGCGGCAACGCCTGCAGCGCGCTGGCGGGCAGCGTCACGCTCCAGCTGCCATCCGCCCCGACAACGCCGGTGTAAGTGTTACCGTTAAGCGTGACGGTAATCGTGCGGCCCGCGTTAGCGGCATCTACCGTGCCGCTAATCACCTGATTTTGCAGGACTTCGCTGCCGTTTAAGATGTTGTCATCGGTAAGCGGATCGAGCGCGATTTCCGCCGGGTCCGGGGTTTCTCCGCCGCCGTTGTCACCGCCGCCGTTGTCACCGCCGCCGTTGTCACCACCGCCATTGTCACCGCCGCCGTTGTCGCCACCGCCGTTATTGTTATCATCGTTACCGCCGCCGCCACCGCCGCTGTTGCTGGCCGCAATCGCCACGCCTGCGATACCGCCAATCGCCGCAATCCCGCCGAGCGCCTGTAACGTGGTTAGCCCATCGGCGCCGGTGAGCGCGCCAAGCGTAGTATCAGCGAGTGTCGGCGTAATCGTCTCAGCGACCGCCGGACCGGCTTCAGCCGCAAACGGGAACAGCGCGTGGTGCACGCCTTTGTCATCTTCGAAGATCAGTTCGCTGTGCTGGCCTTCCGCGTCAAGATGGAAAAAGTTCTGGTAACGCACTGTTGTCCCGTCTTTCATATGGACAATCAGGTCATTCCCCTGCCGTTCATAAAAGTTAACCGTTTCAGGAGAAGCATTTATTCGCACAATGCTTGTCTGGGATAAATTGACCACCCGGTCTGCATTCTGGGAATAATGCGTTATTACATTTCCCGTATCCTGATTAAGAATATCCACGGTAGGTGAAACGTTATTTTGGACGGCCATTTTTCATTTCCTCTGACGGGGGAAGCATACAGCCCTGCACAAGCATCCAATAATGGATACTTATGGGTTACCCCTTACCAGCCAGGGCGGCAACGGGGAGGGTATTTTCTCGAAACGAGTTGAAATAGTTGTAAAAAAGCTCAAAAACAGCCACTTAACGCAAAGCGAAGCGGTTTATGTGTACAAATCCTTAACAAAATGTATAAGCAACGCGGTGCGGTTTGGCAAAAAAATGATAAAAAAAAGAGGGCTTGCAGATTTTAAAATGTAGTCTACTTCGCTTAATTATTTGCTAAGTATCGGAAATTTAAAAAAGTCTACTGGCGTTATTAATGAGAAAAGAAATCATCAAAAATGAATTAATCATCACTTTCTTCAATAAATGTAAAAATATATCCTGTTTCCTATTTCCTCTTATTTAACCCAAAAGCTAATGAATATTTAGCGTGATAATATTCTACCAGTCAGGCGTTTTGTGAGGTATATCTCATTCTGCTGCAACTACCGTGTCTCACTGCAAAAAGTGCAAAAATGCAGCAGTTAGCAGGCGAAACGATATGGACTGGTCACGCACGGGTAAACTCTGTTATACTTAGCGTTACACTTTTGGGGCTGATTCTGGATTCGACGGGATTCGCGAAACCCAAGGTGCATGCCGAGGGGCGGTTGGCCTCGTAAAAAGCCGCAAAAAAATAGTCGCAAACGACGAAAACTACGCTTTAGCAGCTTAATAACCTGCTTAGAGCCCTCTCTCCCTAGCCTCCGCTCTTAGGACGGGGATCAAGAGAGGTCAAACCCAAAAGAGATCGCGTGGATGCCCTGCCTGGGGTTGAAGCGTTAAAACTAATCAGGCTAGTCTGGTAGTGGCGTGTCCGTCCGCAGCTGCCAGGCGAATGTAAAGACCGGACTAAGCATGTAGTACCGAGGATGTAGGAATTTCGGACGCGGGTTCAACTCCCGCCAGCTCCACCAAATAAAACAAGGGGTTACGCGCAAGCGTAGCCCCTTTTTCTTTAGCTTTGGCGGCAAAATGGCGACAGCGTTTTGGTTGTGGCGGCGCCAGGCATAAAAAAACCCGCCGTAGCGGGGTTTGCTTAACGCCAGAGTTGTTGCTGTCCATTGGTCGCTGGATGCGGCGGCGCAAAATCGATTTTGGCTGGCGTGACGATGAAACGCTCGACCGTTTCCATCGTGACGAAGGTGCAACTGCAATTGATGTTAGTACACTGGTGATAACGTTCTTTGGTGTTCTTGCTGAGATAACGGCTTGTGCGAGCATGCGCAGCGTGCTGGCATTCTGGACAATGAAACATAGCAACCTCGTCACTCTTGTAATGTGAACTCATAATACCGCCTAGTTCTCTTTTTGAGAACAAAGTTGTTTTCTTTTTGGTAAATTCATAGGGAATGAAATGTCACTTATCAAAACAACACTTGCCTCGGTTTTACTCCTTATCTCCGGCAGCTCCCTCGCCGCAAACTCCGCCCAGCAAGCCCTGGAGAAAGCGCTCAAGCCGTGGCAACCGGTAGAGATCTCGAAATCTGATAACACGTTAACCGTGGCATTGCCTGGCAGCAGCATGACGTCTGAAGCTTATGAATCAGTAATAATGAGCGGGATATGCCCGTTGGCCTGGAGCAAAGACGCATCCAAATCTGCACTTAAAGGCCTTAAGGAAGTGAACGTCACTAACCAGTATAAAGCGCTCGGTTATACCTTAGAAAACCCGCTTTCCACCTGCACAGAGATCGGAAAGCTGATGGATAAGCCAGCCAAAGTTATGCTGATGGGTAATACTCATATGTTTACCGGCAAGGCTAAATAAGTCATTAAAAAAGTAACCCGGCAAACGGGTTACTTTTACCTGAATTACGCCCCCTGCTTTAATCACCCTGCTCTGTTTCATATTCCACATCTGACAGCTTCACCTCCAGTTCCAGCGCCGTGACAAAACCGCTGTTATTCAGAGAGTGCGTTACCTTTGTGATAGTCCAGTCCTGCTCGTCTATGATGCGCTTAAAGCCACTCACCTTTGCCGGCGTTTCCGGGTAAATCTCGGCGCGGCCGCGCGCCAGGGTGATGGAAAACTCCGCCACGCCGCGCTGTAACTTATCCCACTTCGCCTGGGCCGCACGCATCGCCTGGGCTTTTGAGGCGTAAGTTGTCGTCAGTCCAAACACGTTATCCGCTTCGCCGGCCATGTATTCGCCTTCTCTGGCCTCCGGCTCCTTCTTCTCCTTTTTTTTCTTCGTGGCTTTGGGGTGCTCCAGCGCGCGCAGGTGCTTAACCTTTGGCTTGCGTTTTACCTTTACCTCTTTGGGCTTCGGGTCTTTGGTGTGCAACCATTTAGCCGTCACGCCGGTATAGGCGCCACGGTCAGCGATGGCGAACTGGTGGCGGTCACCGTCGCTGCGGGTGATGGTGATTTGCGGGATCGTCTTACCACCTGCCGTCATGCCGGCACCGGCTTTAATAAACATCAGCACGCCGGCTTTTATCGCCACCTCGGCGCCGTTGCGCTCCGCAAGCCGGGTCAGGAATTTGGCGTCGCTCTCCTGCGCCTGGTCGATATGCGAAACAGGGATGCGCGCCAGCTCAGGCGCTATTCGGGCCTTAAGTTTGTTGCGGGTGGCGATGGTTTCCACCACGGCGCCGAGCGTGGTGTCGTGATAGGACTCCTCCCGGCGCGAGTTAAGCGTGCCGCGAAAATCCGCGCTGCGCGCCCGGATGGTCAGGGTGTCCGGCGCGCCCCGGTGTTCAATTTCATCGACGGTAAAATCGCCTTTCCCGATAAGCGCCTCGCCCTGCCAGCCCATGAACAGCGTCAGTACCGCGCCCCGAATCGGCAGCTCAAGCTGGCCGTCGGCATCGTCGAGCTCAATATCGAGCTGGTCAGCCTCAAAGCCGCGGTTATCGGTCAGCGTCAGGCTCAGGAGCCGCTCGCTGATAACCGTCGTGATATCTTTCGCGTTAATTCTCAGCATATAGGCCGGCGTCATGCCTGCGCCGGCGCCGTTGTAAAAATCGGACAGCATCAGAAAAACCCTCCTGCCACCGTTTTCACTTTCTGCAGGGCGTCGCCGGCTTTGCCGACAAGCGCCTGCGCCTGCTGACTCAGGTCGCCATAAAGCGCGGCGAGTGAATCATCGACGCGGGTCAGCGTCAGGACAAAATCGATTTTTCGCGGCGAGCCGTCAGAAAAAAACTCGGTGCCGGTCGTCTCCACGCTGTTAATCACAAACAGCCCGTAAATAACGCCGGTGCCGTCCATCAGCGGCCAGGTTTTGCCTTCTTCCGCCATCAGCTCGACCGCCTTCAGCGACAGCTTGCCGCCGGTAATTTCCGGGTAAAGCGTGCCGTTCAGCGTGATTTTTTCCTCCTCCACGCCGAGGAACTGAAAAGAGGGCCGCCGGCCTATGCGACTGTTGGACGGCCACCGGTAATCGACCGACCGCTGCATACTCTGATAAGGCAGCGTCTGGCGCATAAACACAAACATCCCGAGCACAAGCATCATCGCGCAGTCTCCTTAATCGTCATGGCCCATACTGGCGCGGCTGCGTGCGCGCTTCTCCCGTTCGATGCGCTCCAGCTCCTCGCGCATCTGCTGGGCAAGAGGCGCGCCGCCCGCACCTGCACCGCCTGCTACAGAAATGTTGTAGTGGTTGCGGCTCTGGTCGATATAAGAACGCCCGCCCGCCGCGCTGACCGGCTGATAAGCCTGATAGGCCGGTGCCTGGCCGAACATGCCCGCCGGCACATGTGCCGCCGCCGCACCACTCATACCGCCTGCACGCGAGGCGACCGCATTTGCCTTTTCGGCTCTGGCATCGAGCGCGTCGGATTCCTTGTTAATAACGCCGAGCTTTTCCAGCACCCACGTAATGCCCTCGCGCAGCTTGTTAAAAGCCTTAAGCGGCAGCAGCAGCGCATCGGCAAGCCCCTTACCGAAGCGCTCGCCGGCGCTGCGGCAGCTGTCGAGCGTTTCCTTACTCGACTGCACTGGCTCGATAAGGTTTTTAAACCACTGCCACACCGCCTGAAGCTTTTCACCAAGCCAGGTAAACACCGGCTTAAAGGGCGCGAACAGCTCGCCCACCGGCCCGAATGCCGCGCGCAGGCCGTCCATCACGCCGCTAAAAAAGGCGCTGATGGGTTGCCAGTATTTACGGATCAGGAGCGCGCCGGCGACGATGGCCGCCACCACGGCCACAATCGGCCAGGTGAGCGCGCCAATGGCGGCGGCAATCGCGCCCCCGACGGCGGTGAAGATGGTGCCGAGACTACCGGCCACCGCGATAATCGCGTTTATCCCGGTAACAACCGGCCAGGCAACCAGCCCGATAGCCCCCACGACGCCGATCACGGCAGTCGCCACGCCGGCAATCGTGGTTAATGTTCCCGCCAGCGCCTTGTTGTCTTTAATCCACTTATCGAGGCGCAGCACATAACGGGTCGCGGTCTGCACCAGTTTGCGCAGTGAGCTTTCCTGCTGGTCAAAAAGGTCGGTGCCAACCGCCTCATACGCCGACTGAAACTCTTTAAAATCGCCGCCGAGGTTGCTTTGCATGACTTTTACCAGCTCCTCGGTTTTACCGTCGGACGCCTTAAACGCCGCCGTCAGGGCGTCAAGCCTGCCGCTGGTTGCCGCCTGCATCAGTACAGCAGCCGATGAGCTGGCTTCTTCGCCAAAGATGGTTTTCAGATACTCACCGCGCTGCGCCGTACCGAGCCCGTGCTTTTCAAAGCTGGCCTGTATTTCTCTCAGGATGCTGAACAGCGGGCGCATGTTGCCTTGGCTGTCGGCTGTGCTGACTTTCAGTTCCTTGAGCGCATCAAACGCCTCGCCGGTCGGTGCCTGTAATCGCGTAATAACCGCACGGCTCCCGGTGCCCGCCATCGATCCGGTGATTTTGTTATCGTGCAATGCCCCGACCAGGGCGGCGGTCTGCTCAAGGCTGACGCCGGCAATTTTTGCCACCGGCGCGACGTAGGTCAGGGAGTCGTTCAGCCCGTCGAAGTCGGTGGCGGTTTTGTTCATCGTCATCGAGAGCACGTCGCCGATGTGCGTTATCTGGTCATTCGTGAGCTGAAACGCGGCTTTCATGCCGGTAAGCAGCGCGGCGTTCTCCTCCATTGTGCGACGGTTGGCGAGCGACATATTCAGTGTGGCGGGCGTCGCCGCGAGAATCGCATCTTTATCCCCGCCAGATTTAGCGATAACGATTTGCGCGGCCGCCGCATCATCCGCCGAGGCGGCGGTGTTGTCGCCGAGCTGGCGCGCCTGGTTGCGCAGCGCCTGCATTTCCGCTGACTGCTTTTCCACGCCGAGCACGGCCTGAAGCTCGGAGTTTTTCTGCGCAAACTCATAGCCGGGGCGCATCAGCGCCGTACCGGCCACAATGCCGGTCGTCGCCATCCCCACGGCAGCGGCGCCGGCACCGGCAGCGCTCCCGGCAAGCTCCTTGCCTTTCTGGTAGCGCGCCTTGACCGCGTTCAGCTTTTCCTGCTGCGCACTGACACGCGCCAGCGCCTCGCGCTGCCTGGCAAGCTGTGCCGTGGTTTCGCTGATGCTGGTTTTCAGGCGCTGCTCACCGGCGGCCAGGTTGCGGGTATTAATCCCGGCTTTCCCGAGCTCGTCTTTCTGGCGCGCGACCGCCAGGCTCAGACTGTTGTATTTGGTCTGGAGCGACTCCGCCGCGCGTTTCGCGGATTCCATCGCCCGGCCCTGCGCCAGCGTCGGCTTTTCGGTGTTCCTGAACTGCGTCGCCAGCGCTTCCGCTTCCGCCTTCGCTTTCTGCAGCGACTGCCCGGTCACCGCAAGCTGCGCGCTGGCCTTGCGAAAGCCGTCAATTTTCCCGGCCTGCGCGTTAAGCTCGCGCAGGGTTTTCTGCGTGCCGCGAATTTCGCCCGAGAGCGCTTTGCTCGCCGTCTCGATGTGTTTAAACGGGCGCGTCGCCTGGTCTACCGCCTTCAGAAAGACCTGTAGCTTTACGTTTTCACTCATTCATGTTTCCGCTTCGCTGGAGCGCCTTTTCGCGCCATGTGATGAGCTCGGACACGCTCAGGGAAAAGAGCTCTGACAGCGGCCAGTGAAAAATCACCGCGATATCCGCTATCAGATCGTCCGTCGAAAAATGTTCCGGGAACGTCAGGCTTCCGAAGTCGGCGACAAAAAACCGACAACCTTCCCGGCGAGCGCCATCAGGTCGGGCAGCTCCAGCGCGATCACTTCCTGCTCGGTGAGGTTCGGGTAGGTCATACGCGGCAGCACCTTAATCAGCGCATCCACTTCACAGGTTGCCAGCGCGGCCAGCCCCACGCCGCGCAGCGTGCCAGCATTGGGTTTGATAACGGTAATGGTGCTGATTTCCTGCTCGCCACGTTTAACCGGGTTTAGCAGGGTGACGGTATTTTCATTAGTTTGAGTCATGACGTTCTCGCTTTATGGATACGTTAAAAGAGCCGGCCAGCAGAGGCTGACCGGGTTACATCAGGCCAGCCCGATATTGCGGCGGTGCTGCTCCAGACGGTCGACGCCGTTCACCTTCTCCACCATGTTCACGGTGTCGATTTCGACAAGCTCCTTGCCGTTCATGGTGAGCTTGAAATAGGTGCACTGCGTGCTGATTTTGGTTTCAGTGTCTTCGCCCTGCTTGCTTTCGCCGCCGTCGATTTCCTTATGACGACCTCGCATGACCACCTCGACGGCCACCGTTTCGCCGGTGTCGTCGCGCTGGTAGGAGCCGGCAAAGCGCAGGGCTACCGAGTTGGCACCGGCAGCGCCGTACTGCGACCAGATGGACTCATCGGGAAAGCCCCCGAGCGTCCACTCCATCGAGAGCGCGTCGTCATCGAGACCGAAATCAACCGGGGCGCTGCCGTTCATGCCGGCGCCGCGATAGTTCTCCAGCTTGCGGGTCAGCTTCGGCAGGGTGACCGACTTCACGACGCCGAGATAGCTCAGGCCGTCGTTAAACAGGTTCATGTGTTTGAGCTTGCGCGGAAGTGCCATGTGCTTTTGCTCCTTAAGCGTTAGCCACTGACGAAATCAGATTCGCCAGGTATTTGTCAGTGATGCGCTGGCGCAGCGTCAGGTTGTCCAGCGGCGGGACCGGCGTGTAGTCGTAATCAATCATCAGCTTGCCGGCCTTCAGGGTCTCTTTGTCGTTCGCCGACTCATCCACCCAGCACTGCGCATCGACGATATAGCCGGCGGTTTTCAGCTCGCGGAATTTGGCGTTGATGCCGTCCACAATGTCGCGGATAAGCGTCGGCGTGACCGGTTTATCCATCGCCCACATGTGCGCCTCGGCGATGGTGTCGGCGAGCACCTGCGCGGTGCGGGTGTAGTTCTCAAACAGGAACAACGGATCGTCTGAACAGCAGCGGTTACCCCAGAAGCGGAAACCGTCTTTGCGGATAAGCGTCGTGACGCCGGCCTGGTTCAGCAGGTCGGCATCGGTGCCGGGCTCCTGCAAATCCCAGAACACCGAGGCGCTGATGCCGGTCACGCCGTTAACGGCGACGTTGGAGAGGGTTTTATGCCAGCCCGTTTCCTGGTCGATTCTGGCGCGCAGGCCGAGCGCGCGCGCCGTGGCGAAGGCGGTATCGCTGGCGCTGGTTGTGGTGTTCCAGGCAATAAAATCCGGCCAGATGAGCATCAGCTCGCGCTGGCCGAAGTTTTTACGGTAGGCGATAACGTCAGAGACAGTCTTACAGCCCCATGCGCTGACATAGCCGAACGCGCGCAGCTTCTGACAAATAGAAGCAAGCGCGACCGCCACCTCCAGCGTGTCGAAACCCGGCACGCCGAGAATGCGCGGCTTGACACCGGTCACTGCCTCGGCGGTCAGCAGCGCTTTCATGCCGGTGAGCTGGCCGTTTTCATCCGTGCCGCCGATGATGTTCGAGACGGTCTGTGCAAGCGCCTCCTCGCTGTCACCGGTGCCTTCAGCCACGCGCACGACGACGGTGACGGGCTTCGCCTGGTCAGCGATAGCCTGAAGGGCGGCGGCCAGCGTGCCTTTTTTGCCGGCTTTGGCGATGGCGCTCTGCACGTTGGTAATCAGTACCGGCACGTTAAGAGGAAAGGTAGCGGCGTCGGCATCGCTGGCCGTACAGACCATGCCGATAATTGCCGTGGAAACAGTGGAAATGACGCGCGTGCCGTCGTTGACTTCGACGACCTGAACGCCGTGATGGTAATCACTCATCCGGGTAACTCCGTGGGGGTTAGGGGTGAGTGTTATTTTCAGGCTCGCCGGGGTGGCGGGCTATTAATGCGGGTTGGGAGGCGTCTGGTACAACGTTTGATCAAGCAATGGCATAGTTAAATTGCCCAGAGCCTATTATTAGATCAGCGTTTTTTTCTTTTCCCCTTATGCTGTTGCCGTTGTTTCTGAGCTGCAATAGCGCGTGCCCTCTCCATTTCTTTATTAAGCAGTTCTGATGCTTCGGCAGCTTTTTGGTAAAAATCATTTGAAGCCGGAAGATTTTTTATTAAAGACAGTAAAACTGGTGAAGCCTCCATTCGTCCTTTCTTCATGAAAAACGCAAGCTGCTTATTACCTACATATAAACAAATCGAGAAGCACAACACAGTTATTTGCATCCATAAAGACTGGCTAAAGTTATAATTACCATTTGCAATCTGTACCAGCCATGAGAAAAAGTATACTGAAGACCCCAGGCACACTAAACAAAACATCACCACAAACTTCCTGGGAAAGGAAAGATGCCCTACTCTATAAGTAAACATTTTGACTATTGAAACATGTGCATAAAAAGCAAAACTTAATCCGGCCATGCCAATTTCGATAGTGGAATTAGTAAAGGAGTAATCTGTTTGGGTGTATATCACAAAAAGAATTAAAGTCAGCGGAATAAGATATATAAAATCAGCCCTTATTTCTTTATAAAACTCTTCCATGTAAGACGAGCTTCTTCCTGAGAGCGCCATAAAGAAGTCATACATATAAATCAATGCTACAGTCCATGTGGCAGAAGGGAGTGTATACTTATACACTCCAACCAATGCATTCACTATTGACGTAAAGAAATCGCCCTTAAGGGCGTTAAACGGATCAGCCTCAGGAAAAACCATTGCAGCCCAAATATTAGAAACAGCCGTAACCAATACAATTGAAATTATTATGCCCCGTGATTGTTTCATTACTGCCAGCGCTCCTTTTCAAATGACAAACACTTAATCATTTATCAAAGTTTATTACCAACATTTTCGATATTACGTCTTCAGCCAAACAATCACAGAGAGATAAAAAAATTAAACAGGAGCTTCAGGCCATGTAATTTCTGACGCTTCGCTGGTATCAATGCGGTTAAGCAGCACGCGGTACTGTAACCACTCAGTTAACCGCATCTTTTCCTCGTCTGTCGCTATGCCGAGATTTACCGCATCCTGAAGCGGGGCAATCGCATCGCCCGCCGCCCTCATCAGCGCGGTCTTTTTACTGGCGGCCAGCGCGTTCAGTGTTTCCGGGTCGGGCGGTGGCGGATCGGCAAGTACCGGCTGGCCGTACTCGTTTGACGTGATAATTTTGCCTCCGGTCTGGGATTCCAGAAGGTACTGATACCAGCTTACTGATACCTCCCTCGCATCATCAGGCCAGCACTGTTGTTGCTCGTAATCGGCCCGCATCTGCTCAGGATAAAAACCGTTAGTTGTGGCGCTAAAAAATACTTTCATCTCATCGTCCTATAGCCATCCAGCCCACGGTATTACGTTGCGAGGCCACAATCACAAATCCTGTAGTGGATGTGCTTGATGCCCCCGTATCGCCGTAAGTGCCGCTGTTAACGTTCAGAGACAGCGACGGAACAATACTGAATGCCACGGGGAACGTGACACCCTGGCCGCTTGTCGATACGGCGACTTTACCGTACTGGATAAGCAGCCCGGTGCTGGTATCCCTGAACCACCCGTTCGCCCCAAGTGAGGCGCTGTTGACTCTCTGAAAGCGCGTATCAGATTCTGCTTTCGTGTAAGCCTGCCCCGCCGGGGTGTAACTGCCTTTGGGCTGGTAACGGGCATCACCCTCTGCTTTGGTATATGCACCCACTTCCCCCGCCGTGGGCCTGTTGGCTTCATCGTACTGCTGCGCCCATGCAGACCATGTACCGTTAAACGCCGTGCGGATGTACGCGCGGGAGTTATTGTAGATTCGGTAAATCTGCGTGATACCGGCGTGCTTATAGACCTCAAGCGAGCCCGCCACAGCTTCCGGGTAATTCTTTCCGTTAGCCGCCTGCGAATTAGCAAGCTGGTAATACAGCCCCGGCACGGTGTATGCGTTCAGGTCTGCCGCGCTGCCGATGCTGACCGACTGCCCGTTAAAAATATCCTGCGCTGTGATGGTGATATCTTCGCTCAGGGCGCGACCGTTAACCGTGCGCCCCGACGGTACGCGGCCACTGGCATTGTCATTAGCCGCCTTGACGGCCTTTGCCGTTGCCGCCAGCGTTTCGGAGGTGCTGTCGGTCGCGCTTGTGAGCTGAACCAGCCCTTTTTGCGTCGTGGAAGCGTCCTGCGCCGTGTATTTCCCTTTCGCCAGGTCATATGCCGACTTCACCGCTTTGGGCGTGGCGGCCAGCGTTTCGGAGGTGCTGTCGGTGGCGCTGCTTAGCTGTACGAAACCTTTCGCGGTCAGCGTGCCGTCAGGGTGTCGGCGGGATTGTTCATGTCCCGCGAGCTTTTCATCGACATAATTCTGCGTCGCGATAACCGTAGTGCTGTCAATCGTCAGCTCAACCGATGCCACGTCCGACAGAATGATGACCATGCGTAAAGTCTGCGCGCGACCAGACCCTTCCTCGAGTTTTGGCTTGTAACTTTCCGCCATGTTACCGACAGCGACGAGCACACCGGTATCATCATAGAGCCCCATTTCACGCAGCCAGAAACCGCCCGTTTCAGGCGGAATGACCAGTTCGGCCACCACGTAATTTTTATGTTTGTTGTCCTGGCTGATTTTATTCAGCGCATGGCGCCAGACTTCATTAACAAGTTTCGTCTGTGACGGCGCCGGCTGCGGCAGCGAGCCGGCGCCATCGCCCACGGCCATTGCGGTAATGTTGACTTTCTTACCCCCCGGCGTCAGGGCGGCGGCGAACTTCGCCGCGCCGGCCGTCGTGACTACGGTTTTATATTTTGTGGTCATACGCTGCTCGCTTCCCCCGGATAAACAGTAACAATATCGCCGTCATAGCTCAGGCCGGCGGTGTAGAGATACCCCGCAACATCCTGAATAATATTCAGGCCGATGAGGTGGCGACTGGCTGGCTTTGCATCTGCGATAAGGCGCTCCATTTCAAGAAACATCTCTTCGGTGATGCCGGTTTCGAGCACACCGATATCAAGGCGAAAGGTGCCCGGCGGATCGTTGTTTTGCCACCATTCCGTCACGTTAATGACGTAACCGAGAGGCTCCACCACTCGCCGCACCGCGCCTATGGTGCCTTTGTGGCAGTGGATGTAGTAGGCGCTGCGGATAACGTCTCGCTTTGTCTCTTCAGGCCAGCTCTCATCCCACCGGTCAACAGAAAAGGCCCACGCAAGCCAGGGTAACAGGCTGGCAGGGCAGGTTTCTGTATCCCACAGACGGCGCAGCGGGGCCGGCGTGTTCCCGATATCAGCACAGGCCCGCGCCGCTGCCACCTCAAGCGGTGAGGAGCCCACCGGCATTAAACGCGCATCACTCATCGGAGCCTCCGACAGTGATTTGATAACTGGTACAGAAAGACGCCTGCGTTTTATCGAGCACAACGTCGGCCACGGGTGCGGCAAGCTCCACACGCTGCACGCCTTCAACATGCAGGGCGGCAAAAATAGCCGAGCGGCGGATATCACGCCCTATACGGTGCTGCGCGCTGATATAAGCCTGAAGCCTGGTTTCGGCCGCTGCCCGCACAGGCTCGATTTCAGGGCCGGGATAAAGGTAAAGCGTCGCAACAATCTGATAGTCAACGATAGAGGCCGACTGCACGGTCAGACGATCAGCCACCGGCCGGACATCTTCATCGTTGAGCGCATTACGCACGACGGCCAGCAGTTCCTCAGAGGCTTTTCCGTTATCCTCGCGCGACAGCACTGACACCGTGACGCAGGCGGGCTGCGGGCTTATTACCGAGATATCTGCGACGCGCCCGTCGGCGCTGCGGCCGTGGTACTCATACGCGCCCGTTGAACCGGCCACGCTTAATCCTTCAAGCGCCTGCTGAATACGCAGCCTGAAATCCGCGTCGGATTCCATAACGGCCATGACAGGCGGCATAGCTGTTTCGTCGGCTGGCGTGATAACGAGGCGACCCACGCCGAAATTACCGCCGAGCACATCCAGATCGCGGCCCGTGGCATACGCCAGCATGACGGCCTTTGCCGCCTCGTTAACCCTCTGGCGCCAGATGACCTCGCGGTAAGCATTTTCCTGAAGCAGCTTCACAATGGGCTCAGACTCCAGCGCCAGCGTGCGCGCGACGGCGTCCTGCTCCTCCTCGGGATACAGGGAAATCAGCGTCGCTTTTCGCTCGGCGAGAATGGTTTCAAAATCGAGCTCCTCGACCACATCGGGAACGGGAAGCTGGCTCAGGTCAATGGTCGGCATGGTTATCAGCTCACAGGAATGGTTAAGGAAATATCGCCGCCCGTGTCGGTGCGCTGGCCGCTGATTTCCACGACCATTTCACCGTTAAAGCGGGTTTCAAAAGTCAGCCCGGACAGGCGCACGCGCGGCTCCCACTTCAGGATCGCCATGTAGCACGCCGACATGATTTGCAGGCGCAGCGCCTGGTTTTGTGGCTGGTCAAGCAGCATCGACAGCAGCGAGCCGTAATCGCGGCGCATCACGCGCGAGCCGACCGGCGTTGTGAGAATGTCGCGGATGCTCTGACTGATGTGCGCCGCATCGGTGAGGGTCATGCCGGTGTCGCGGCTCATGCCGCTGTAGCGGGCCGTCATTGTGTGCCCTCCGTCCAGCTTCCGCCGCGCTCAACGCCGCCGTGACTGTGCTCGTCAACCCGCACGCCGTTGGAGGTGATCGCGCCGCCGCTGTGCTGGATATTGCCTTTCATCGTGCCGCCTTTCTGCACCTCAAGGGTGCCGGTGATGAGTTTGTTTGTGCATACCACTTCCGGCGTGTCGAGGGTGACACGCGTGGAGGCGGTGACGGTGACGACCGGCACGGTCACGGTTGCGGATTTCGCCGCGCTGATGCTGGCCGTCTGAATGCCGGAAACCTTAAGCGCACCGCTTGCTGGCTCGTACTCGATGACCGCCCCGTCAGGAAAGGCGAGATGAACGGCGTCAGCGGAGGCCGACGGCGCCGGGTTATCGTCAGAAAAAATGCCCGGCAGCACAAACGCGGTATCGAGTTCGCCACCCACGGCGAGGATAAGCACCTGCTCACCGACCGACGGCGCCCACCAGGTGCGCGAACGCCCGGCGCGGTGGGTAAGCCACTGCAACCAGTCGGTCACGTTTTTACCGGTCTGCACGCGACAGCGCCCCGCGTCAGTGTCCACCGAAACGATGACGCCGGTGCGGATCATGTTGCGCAGCAGGCGGGCAAGTTCACTGAAGGAGTTGAGCGTATTCATGAAGGGAAGGATGCCGGTGGGCAAGACGCGCGACAAGGTAGTTGAGTTCGATGGGCTGTTACACAACAAGGCTTGTTAAGAGAGTTGATAAGTTAAATTTGACTTTGAGATACAGCCTCTCATAGAGTCATCTTTATAGAATAAAATCTCCCTGCCAACCTATTCCCGTACTGCCAGCCTGAACATGGAGAACATATGTTTAACGAAATTTTAAAATGGATAGTAAGTGTTTTGACATCCGCGACGGTATTGGGTGCCATTTTATACTTTACGCGTTCATCACTGACGAAGTTTATCGGCAAATCTATAGAACATCGCTTTGAAAAGAAGCTTGAAAATTTCAAAGCAGAAATAAGAGAGAATGAAAAAGAGATTGAACAAATTAGAGCATTTATGAGTTCAGCTCGTCGAGAAAGAGACTCGGCACTTCAGGCCAAACGCTTCGAAGCTGCTGAAGCACTAATGCGCATGCGTCAATTTCTTGGTCAACTCAGTATTTTTGTTGAATATTTAAAGGTTCTTAATATGGAGGAAATATTAAAAAAAAGAGATGACCCTAAAGTTCATCAATTCATTAATGACCTCACCAGGCATGCTGATATAGATGGAAAGTTGGCAACTTATGCAGCATTCGACAAAACCATCACGGAATTGTATCTCAGTGAACGAGTTAGAAAAATCTTTGAGGTTTATCGAGCTGTGATTATGAACGCCACTATTACAATGAAGCTACTCAGCATGCCGAGTTTAAACATCACTCAAGACATTTTTAAAAAAGATGAGCTCAAAAATATGATTATCGAATTAGTACCCTCAGCCAAATCAGGCTTTGATAAATTTGGCGATAATCATGCATACTATTGGTTAAATTACTTCCATAATGAAATATCACAAGAGCTTAGAAGTGAATTATTGGGCATTTCCAGTATGTCAAAGGATACAGAGGCGGCTGCTCAATTAGCAGCGGACTCGCGTCAAGCTTTAATCAAAGTACAGGAATCCCTTAAGAAAATCGGTCTTTCGGAAGAATTTATCAATTCCGATCCCGGTTAAATAAAACCCCACACTATCATTAATTATTTGCAGCCTAAACTTATTAACATTACGCGCAAAAAGCCAAATTCACATAGCTTTTGCGCGTTTTAATTAAGCTAACAATGGCAGCATTATTTGATAGCAAAGGTCACCATCTTTTACTAATGCAATTTCATTCAGAAAGTCTGGAAATAATGAGTTCCTCGACCGCCTGCCGGTCGCCCTCATCAAACCCGAGCAACGGGCGCGCCGGATACTGAACCGCCTTGCCGTTGCGGCCAGGCTTATCCTTCAGGCCGTACTGATGCACCCGCGCGATGCGCTGCACCTTACCGGTAAATTCCACCACGGCGGCATCGCTGCTGCCGGTGGCTTTCATAAAACGACTGGTGCGAAGCTTGGCGAACATTTCGCGTTTCACCCGGCCTTTTTTGGCGCGGGCGGGCTGTTCCCGCCGCGGCGTGTAGGCGCTGCCGTCCGGGGTTTTCTGCGCCTTAATGCGCTGCTTTTGCCGGGTGCGCAGCGTCTTCGCGATATCCTGCGCCATCCGGCGCCGGCCCGCCGGTGACAGGGCGGCAATCAGCGCGGAAAGCCGTTTTTCAAACGGGCTGAAATCACTCATGCCAGCGACTCACAAATTCACCGTTGATATAGAGCTCAACCGGACGCGTGACCGGCTCCGGCGGTGGCGGCTCCGGTACGTCAGAGACATACAGCGCGCCGTCCGACTCTTTAACCAGCATGCGCTCGCTGATTAACAGGCTGATGCTGACGTCGACGCTGCTGTCGTTGTTGATATCCGCATACCATGTAAACCCCTTTTTCATGCCGTCGTCTGTGGTCATGATATCGGGCTGATTTTCCCGTAACCATGCGGCCACCGGCACAAGCAGCAGGTTAATATCGCCGGTGTAATCGGTCACGACCACATTCAGCGTGTAGCGGTTTTCAAACGACAGCGAGGCGGCGAGCGTGGCGGCAATCTGGCCGTTGTCGATAAACAGGCGCAGCATATCCGGGTTATTACGCAGTACCGGCAGCGCATCAGTCAGTGCTTTTCGCAGGCTCTCGGGCTTTTTCATCAGTTTCCTCCTGGCAGTGTTTCACGGCTTCCACCTGAAGCGCGCAGCTTTCCAGCGCGCGCTCCAGGCGACGGATATCCGCACTCAGATCGCCGTTAGTGACCGGGTCGCTGCCCGGCATCGGGCACAGGCTGACTTTCGGGCAGGCGTTGTAAACAGTGACCGGCAGAGGCGCAGGCGGGGCGTTGGTGCACCCGGCGCACAGCGTCAGGCAAACCAGTGCGATACCAGCGGCGAAATTCGTCGTTTTCATTGAGTAACCTCGTGATGGTCTGTTCCTGTCGCTGCGCCGCCTCGCGTGCGGCGTCGAGCTGGCCGCGCAGCCTCACCTGCGCCTGCTCGTTTTTATCCGCCAGGCTGACGGCCACGTTGAGCTGATTTTTCAGCATTCCGATTTGTCTTTTCTGTCCGTCGGCCATGCGGCTCGCCTTTTCAAAGCTTCGCGCGAGCGTGCTGTTTTCCCGCCCCAGCCAGACCAGACCGGCGAGCGCCAGCAGAAGTAATACGATCCGCGTTTTCATAGTGCTCCTTTCAGGCACAGCGCCCGCTCACGGGTGCGGCGGCTTTCAAGCCCGGCGTTGCGCACGCCGTTGACATACACCCAGCGGGGAAGCTGGTCGCACGCCTGCGCCCACTTTTTCGCGTTGATAAACCCCATCAGCGTTGACCGGCAGGCCGCGCCGGTGCCGACGTTAAAGGCGAAACTGACCACCGCGTCATAAATCGGCTGCGGCATGGCAACCGGCGCGCAGACCGCGAGCGCTTTCTCCACCTTCAGCACGTCGCCGACCAGGTTCGCGGCGGCCTCGCGTTCGGTAATATCCCGCGTCGGCACCACTCCCGCCGTGTGACCGATGCCCGACGTCCAGACGCCGGCACTGCACTGGTAGGGCTTGAGGCGGCATCCCTCCAGATCGCCAATCAGCGCGAGCCCCTGCGGCGAGGTATGCAGGCGCCCGTAATCGGGCATCAGCGCGGCCAGCGCCAGCACGGCGCCCACGGCGCAGCGTTTAACGATTGAGTTCACGGATAATTTCCTCTTTGCTTGCGCGCGTGGTGAGAAACAGCATCGCCTGGCGCCGGTAATACCAGTTCACGGCCACCGTGACGGCGACGCCGCACATGCCGAAATAGGCGGCGACGTCCTGCGGCGTCATGGCACCGAAGAAGGCCAGCAGGACAGAAAGCCAGTAGGCTAAAAAGGTGCTGATTTTTTCCATGGTTAATCCCATAAGTTGATGCTCTCAGCGGCGGGCGCCGGCGCGATATCGGGCAGCTCGACCGCCGTGCCGTGGGGCAGAACGGCGCCGAGTTCGGCAAGGCCCGGATTGGCAGTCAGTACCGTCTCGACAACCCCCTCCGTGCGCCCGTAATGGCGCGCACAAATCGCATCGAGGGTGTCGCCCTGTAACGCGAAGGTTTTCATCAGATTTGCCCTATGATGCAGTGCGGCCTGTCCTGAAGGCGGGCCACCGACCAGCGCATATCCCGCCACAGCTCATCGACAGTACTGTCGATG